ACTGACACCTCTGAGTCTTTTGGACTCCCTGCTACTGCTGACCTTATGTTTGCCCTTATTTCTACAGAAGAGTTGGAGGGGTTGAATCAGATCATGGTCAAGCAATTGAAGAATAGATATAATGATCCTACTATCTTTAAGAGATTTGTAGTTGGTATTGATAGGGCAAAGATGAGATTATATGATGTAGAACAGAACGCACAGAATGATATTTCTGATAGTGGTAAAGAGGAAGAGTATGATAATAGTACTGCCGAGAAATTTAAATCCAAGAAGGAATCATTCGCAGCGTTTACTTTTAAATGAATATACAAACAATTGATATTGCAGGTTTAGATGTTAGTACCTCAAATGAAACTGATGGATTTGGACTTAAAACCTGTCAAGAAGCTGTTAATATATTTTATCAATTTTCAGGTGGAAGAAAGTTTGATAATGCTTTAGAGTGTTTTTGTGGACCTGGATATTATGGACTAGGTCTTTGGAAGATGGGAATAGTAAAGAATATATCCTTTAGTGATATTGCATCAGAAGCAGAATTGGTAATGAGAAGAACTTTTGAAGATAATGATATAGATTTTCCTTTCTACTTATCTGATAATTTTGATAATATTCCTAAACAAAAATTTGATTTAATTGTAGGTAATCCTCCTCATTTTAATGTTATTATTCCTTCTGAAGATATTTCTATAGTTGGGAATCATTCTCAGCATGAAGATAGAAAGATGCAAGACTTAGATTGGAAAGTTCATAAGAAATTTTATAAACAAGTTGGGAAATATTTAACAGATGATGGATCTATAATGTTAATGGAAAACTGGAATGGATCGAGTGTAGAAACTTTTAAATCTATGTTGGAAGAAAATGGTCTTCAATTAATAAAATTTTATTCGAGTGAAGATAAGGAATCCAGGAATTATTATATTGAAGTACAAAAGAAATGTGCTATAATATAAGAAAGAAAATAAATTAATGAGTAAACAAGTAGATACCCAAAAGTATACTGAGTTTGTAGACGCAGTTACATCTAAAGAATCAAACGATTATATTTCATTTAACTCTAGGTGCTTTGAGATACAGAAAGATCCTGATGGAATCCCTGTTCATCGTCTTTTAACTGCTGCTCTTGGCATTTGTGCTGAAGGTGGTGAGTTTACTGAAGTAGTAAAGAAGATGGTATTCCAAGGTAAGCCTGTGAATGATGAAAACATCTTTCATATGAAGAGAGAACTTGGAGACATTATGTGGTATGTTGCTCAGGCATGTATGGCACTTGATACTGACTTCAATGAGATTATTGAGATGAATGTAGAGAAGTTAAAGGCAAGATATCCTGGTGGAGAGTTTGATGTTCATTATTCTGAAAATAGAAAGGAAGGTGATGTATGACATATGTTTCTGGAGAATCTGCAGAAAATCCAGCTCTTCAAACATTAGATAGTAATTGGTCTATTCAAGAATTGTACCCAACACCTGTATATTGTGCAGAAGTTTCTAATTTTGATACTATACAAAATGAAATAAAGGGTGTTATAGAGGAATCAAAGTTTGATTATTATTCTGGATTTGGAAAGACTCATAAACTTTCTCATCATTTCGCTACTGCTGGTCAACAATATTTAATGGGTCAACTTCCTATTTTCACTAAGGAATTGAAGATGCATATATCCAATTATTGTACAGAGTTAAATTATTCTCGTACTGCATATCAATTTGTAAACTCTTGGATGACTATGTTTGATACTGGTGATTATGCCCATATTCATAATCATAATGATGTAGATTTTTCTGGTGTTTATTATTATCATAAAGAAGAAAATGCCCAAGATTTTTTCTTTGAGTCTCCTGTAGAAGGTGCAAAATTATCTTCAGCATATTATGGTGGAAGAATATATCCAACTACAAAAACTGGATCTTTAATAATATTTCCTGGTTGGTTATATCATGGAGTTGATAGAATAGAATCTGATAAGACAAGATATAGTGTGTCTTTTAATATAGAGTTTAGTAAGTTTGTTGATAACTATCCTATTAATGTTATGAATTATCAAACAATTAATGTATAGTATAGAGCAGTTATTTTCAACACCTCTGTATGTTGCACAGGTAGATAAGTTTGATAGCATTCAAACCGAAATTACTACTGCAATGGAAAGTATTAATTTTGAAATGAATCCTGATTGGGGACAAACTCATTATCTGTCAGATCCAACCTTTGAGGAATCTTTATTTACTACTCATAAGTTTCCTATTTTTAAAGAAGAAATAGATAGGAATTTAAAAGTCTATGCTAAGAATTTAAATTTTGAAGTTAAAAAATATATTTTTCATAGTTCTTGGATAGCATTATTTGAAAAGGGTAATTACGGACATATCCATAATCATGGTCACTCTGATATTTCTGGTGTATATTACTATAGTAGATCTGAAGAAGATGGGCATATATTTTTTGAATCTCCTGTTGATGCTGCATCAAGTTCGTTACCTTATTTTGGGGGAAATATAACTATACCTGGAACTACTGGAACACTCTTATTGTTTCCTGGTTGGTTAAGACATGGTATAAGACCAAATGTAACTGATATACCTAGAGTTAGTTTATCTTTTGATATTGTGTTTGACAGACTTGCATATAGTGAGCGTTAAATAAATATTTAAAATACTTTGTAGTAATGAATCTGTCCATACCAGAATTACGAAAAAGAAATAACTTTACTATCTTTAAAAATAGGATAAGAGATAATCAAAGCTTTACTATAAATGAGAGTAATGGTCGTACTGTAAGAATTAATAATTCGGTATTTCGTGATATTAATAGTGTAGATGATTTAGTTAATAATTATAGTGACGGTAGAAGTATTGTTCTTCCTATAGGAACAACAGGATCACGATCAATTAGATTGAGTAATCTGTTTAAAGATTCTGAATTTGCAGGTAGAACTCAGAATACAACTTCTGCGGAGGATTTTCAAGTAAGATCTTTAAGAGAAAGATTAGAAGAACTAAAGGATGAAATTGGTAGGGACTTTGTTCCTTTACGAATAGGAACTACGACACATAATGTGGTAAATGTTCAGAGTACATCAGGAACTCCTAAATCAGATTTTCATTTTATTAACTCTTCTGGTCAGATGGTTGGGTTTGTTTCTCATAAAGATGGATCTACAGCAACCGCAATTCAGCAGTGGGGTGGAATGTCTGCAAGAGAACCTGCTATTTTTTCTCACCCAGAAACTCAAAGATTTATTTCTGATTTACAGAAAATGTTTCCTGATCGGGTTTTTCCTCGTGCTACTACAATTGGGAGATATATAAACGATCCCATATTAAAAAATAAATCTGTTTATGGTAGTAACTATGGATCTTCAAGAGGTATCAATAATGTTGATATTTTATTGCAAGGAACAGTAACTATCATTTCTCGTGGTAATGGTCAATATAATTTACAAGCAAGTGGTCATACTCATAATAATGGTACAAGTATGACGGGAACATACGAACCAGTTTTTATGGCGATATATAAAGGAGATAGAAGTCAGGCTGGACTTGCTGGTGCAAGAACAGTTATAAGTTCTAGAGGTGGTAGGGGTGTAACACAATGGATTTAATGATTGCTGAATTGATTAAAGAGTTTAAAAAATTGAAGAGAGTGCGTGGTAATTTATTTGAAAATTTTCTTACTTTTGTGCATTTATGCCTAACAGGTAAGAAAGATGATAAATATAAGGTAAAGAAGAATCAAATATTAGAATACATTGTTGTTAATAAGCAATCTATTAAACTGAGATTAATACAGAACTGATGAAATCTTTTGCAGCATTTTTAACTGAAACCAGTGCATCCCAACAAGCACAGAGATTGGGACTGGAAGGTGATGGTCATGGTGGATGGTATGATAAATCCAATGGAGAATTTATAGCAAAGACTGTAAAGGGAACTTTAAAGTTTTATAATAAGAGACAAGTTGTAGGAATGAAAGATCCTGCACAGTCTGAGCAAGAAAAGAATTATTCAGATCCAAATACTCAAGTTCCTCCTGAAGGACAACAAGCACAACCTTCTCCAGAAGAAGCAGAAGCACAAGCTGCTGAAGAGCAACAACAAGCTATTCGGGCAAATCTTCAGAGTCCTGACTTAGCAGCAGGTCCACCACCTGTACCTAAAACTAGAGGAACATTAACTCTT